ACCCATATTCTACTTCTTCTTTACTTGACTTACGGGTTTGACCTTGTTCAATTGCCTGATATGATTTTTGTTGGGAGGGTTGAATAGAAGATTTTGCTAATGTATTTGGATATGCATTTATATGATTATTATTCCAAACAGATATAGGATTTAAATAAAAATAAGATTTACTATTACTATTCTGACTTATATCCTTACCAGGGACTAAGAATATTAGTACTAACTCATTTACTAAAGGGTAATTTTTTAAATAAGGTAATAAGGGTTTTGCTGTTACATTTTCTTCAGGGGTTGCATCTGTAGCACCCTCTACTTTTTCAAAAAAAATAGTACCTACGGAACTCCATGATCCAAGTTGGTCAAAACTAGGATGTTGGTCATCTAAAATAATATCTGTAACTCTTACTGATATTACATTAGAAGCTAATGTATCTATTTGTTTTTGAGTTTCTGTCTGGTTATCTCTACCTGAATTTAGTTGGGAATTGACAGAAGCAAATCCGTATTTATGCGCCATCTTTTTTCTCTTCGAAATTAGTATTAAGTTTGTCTAATTCTTCCATTAATTCTGCTTTTTCTTCTTCCGTTATACCCATAGCATCTTCGCTAGTACTATTATTAAGCGCACGCTGTACTATAGTAGCCATTTTGATTAATTGTTCATCGTTACGTACGCCAATATCCATGTATTCTTTGATAAGTGGTACAATTAAAGTAGCATCTCCAATATCATTGATAAGAGGTTTTAATTCTGAAATTAAACCTGATATTTGAGTTGCTTTTTTCTTTTGGTTATTGTATATTTCTTCTAAAATACTTGAGAATTTTTTCTTCCCAAATACAACGCTGTCTAATGCTCCCATAATATTATTTTGTTATAAATATGGATATAAAAAGGATTTAGAATCTAGCGTAGCCATTTTCTAAAAAGAATATATACTGTTGTTTAAATATAAGGTGAAGTTTATCCGCTATTTTAGTAATCTTAGGTGTTTTTACATCTATAATTTCACGAATATAAATATAAAGAGCCTTTTTGTTAAAAACTTCAATAGTTTCTCGTTTTCTAAATAATTCAAGTATAGCATCCGCTATCTTAGCATCATTCTTTTTTGGAAATAATTCATATATATTTTCTGATACATGATCTACAAATATATCAACATATTTATCCAAATCACTTTTAACCTTTTCATCACCCATACTATATACATGGGTAGAATTTTCACCAGTTAAAACATCAACATCTACTTTTTTTATTTTTTTAGTATAATTTTTTGTATTATATAGTATTAACCAACGTTTTACTATAGTACCAAAATAAGAATATGCCTTGGTTCCTCTAGTTGGGTCAAATAAATGGAATTTAGATTCACAAAATATAATTATCTCATGTTGGAGATGCTCTAAATTCTCTACCTCAGTATGGTAAAATTTAAAGGTATGGATTATGTTTTGAGTTAATTTAAAGAAGGGGTAATGTATATGTTGTTCATATATTTTACTTCTTATTTTAGGATCTTTTTCGTTATTATATCTAACGATTGCATCCTCTGTATCTTGAGTAAAGTAGTTCTTACTCTTAGGTCTTCTTTTTCGTACTTCGGCCATTATTGGTTTCTTTTAAATTGGTTTAACCCATTTTGAATTTTTTTAACTTCGTCAAAAAACCAACCTATTTCATCATCACTTTTAAAAGAACCTTTAGCGTCTATTTCCTTTAATCGTTTTTCTGAATTAATAATAGTTTCTTCTATTTTTGTAATAGTTTCATCTAAGGAAAATATAATATCCTCAGCATTTTCATTTTTACGGAGAAGGTTAAAGGTCGTATATCCGAAGATAACGACCAAAATACCTAATATAATTATAAAAGTTAACATCATAAGTTATCTAACATGCTTTTTAATCCAGGGCTCTTTATTGAACTAAGTGCCTTGGATTGTGCATTGGGTTTTTTATTGCCACCCAATGTATAATTTTTCTTTGGCGCCGCCACGCTATTTTTAGAGAACTTTGGTAACCATTCAATCTCGAATTCAATACGCGCCGCCATCATGTCTGCTTGGTGTAAAATAAATGGAAGTGATGTGCGAGGTTTGGTTTCTGGCATAAAGGATTTTAAATATTTCTCATTTGCTGCGTCATATAAACCATCATGTGTCTGAATAGCAATCATCTCGTTAAAATTATATTTAACATTATGTTGCTGAAGTAGAAATAAACCACGATCTGGGACTGATGCAAAAGGTAATGAGGTATTAAACGCATATGTTTCACCCATTTTATCACGTCTCCAATTATCTGTCTGAGGAATATATGCATCTTCAGTATCAGAACCCATTTTACCTAAGTCATGGTTAATCGCCGAAAATACCAATTCTTCTTGGGTAAATGTAGTCATATCACAACCAAATCCTTCCCATACAGCGGACATGGATAAAGCAGCTTTTACTACTCTATTAACGTGATCTACGTACCCACCTGGGAATGCTGAATGGTATTTTTTATTATTGGCTGCTGGCATTAATATAATACGATCTTCAAATTTACTATAGAAATCAAGTAAAATTTGTTTACGATCTCCAGTAATATAGGTTTCAATATTAGTATTAAATTCGATCCAATTTGCTTGGATTTGTTCTGCTGATAATGTCATAACTTTTATTTTAAACTATTATTTAATGCTCTTGCTTCTTCTTCGGTATTTAAAAATTTCGCCCATTTTCCATCGGGGCATGATGATATTAATGATCTTGTTTTACTTGCCATTGAACAACCACATAATGAACAACAAGGTTGAGTGCCTGGTATTGTGCAACTTTTACCTTTTGTATCTAAATGTGGACATTGTTGGCAAATTGACCATCTAATAGCTGCTATATGTTCAACATCTTCTCTTTTAAAGACTCTGTTTTTTATACCCTCATATATAGCGGGCATATTACCAAATGCATTTATTAGTTGGTTAAACCTTCCCATTTATCTAACAGAACCATTTTGCTCATATGCTGATCGAGGTTCTCTTTCAATCATACTTCTAATTTCTTCTACAACATCCTGCCCCTTTTCAATTACTTCTTTATAAGTTGTAATTGGTTCCTGGGTGCTAACTATTCTCTGGAGATTGATTAAAATATGGTCTAATTTTTCTAACTTTCGATTTACTGTTTCCCTATTTTTCATAATTTATAACTTTTTTACCTATGTTTAACGTTGATACGTTTATACCTTATCGCCTTTATTTCCAACCCCTTCTTATTCCCTATTCCTGTAATAATAATATACGAGAAGTTTTTTTAATATCCTAATTATTTCTAAATTTCTTTTACTAATTCTTTTATTTTATGTAAGTGTGCACATTTTTCATATTCTTCATAACTTTCAAAGAAATTAACCGCACCCTCTAATGTTTTATAAAATACTTTAGGGTCAAAATTTATAATGGCATTTAGGTGATCGCTATTATCTATATCAATTTGTTTAATATAACTCCAAGCTCTATTATATACCGTAAATTCAGACGCCTCTTTAGTTGATTCTACATTGTAATCAGGTTGTTCCTGTTTAAGAAATTTTTCTAATTTTTTATGAAACACTTCATGATTTTGGATAAGTTTGACAAACATTCCTATTTTTGCATACGGTCCATTCATGAAGTCCTTGATTTCTTCTTTGGTTTTATCACCATCGATTTCTTTCCCGTCTACAAATAATTTAAATATTTTATCTTTATCTATCATACTTAATTTATTATAAATATATATTATTTGTCTAAATCTGATAATTCTTTTTCAATATCTACCTTTATTTTTTTTAAAACATTATATTCAGACACAACATCTTTTTTATCTGGGTTTTCTGGATGGTATCTCCAAACTTCTTCCATTACAGTTGATGTAGCTACTAAATCATTAATTAATTCTGTTTTTTGCTGGTCTAATTCTTCTTGTTTTAACATGTTATTTAAATTTATTACCTATTAATATAATATTATCTTTTGCCTCTTCCAAGCTAATATGAAAAAATTCTTTTTTATTATTAACTCTAAATGCTTTTAATTTCTGATGGGTCATTCTTTCTACTATTTCACCATTAAAACATTTGTAAGCCCATTCTACTTTATAAGGTGTAGGAACACCTGTAGCAGATGATATTTGGGATGCTCTTTCTTCAGGTTTTAATTTAGTATACCCAATTTTTAAATATTCTTTAGGTAATGAAGGGTTTGATAATACATATACCCATTGATCTCCCTCACCCTGGTCGGCATAAAGCCCATACTTTTTTTCGGTATAATACGTTACGTTTTCCCATCCCTCACCTCGTTCACTTGGGGTGATGGTAAAAAAAGCAGCGTTTTCAATACCGGTATTTCCATAATTTTCAATTAAAGGAATAAAATGTTTAGCCTCTGTAGTTGTTAATCTTTTCATTCGAATACTATTTTAAATTCGTTTTCTACTTCTATATTATTAGGAAATATAGTTTTAATAAATACTGTAGCTGTATCCCCTACCATCTGATTATCAAAAAATATCTGTTGTTGCGGGTGAGTATTGTATTTACTATAAGTACCCAAACTATTAATATCAGAATTAGGGTTATATGAATACCCCACTATGTTTAATGGTGGAAAATTATTAGCCATATCCTCAATTGTATAAGTTAAATTACCTATTGGAATTGGATTGTTAAAATCACCATCTGTAAAGTATCCTAACACACTATATAAAGGTACTGTAAAAGTAATACCATTTATCCATACCCAATAATTAGAATCAAAAATAGTTTCAATCAAAGGTACCCCATTTACAACATAATCTGGATGTAATTCACTTGTATTACCCTTTAAAGTAAAATATTGTATACCTTGATGTGAAATATGCCAATAACCATTGGTATCTTGGTAAACTCCCGGTGATACTAGTGAATCTATTGCAAATTCTACATTACAATCTCCACCAATACAAGGATAATTATTAATAAGCTCCTCTGGGCTACATGCCCAAAGGAAACTTATTAAGGTTATGTAAATTAACTTTCTCATTATGCTACTAATTCTAATGCTTTACTAAACATTTTTTTATTTACGTCCTGATCTTGCTTAAAATTCTTAATAACTCGAGCTTGACGAATTTTTCCACCTTGGGTTTTGTACTCAAAATTACCTTCAATAATATTTTCCTGAACTCTATTAAATACTTCCCAAAGCATATTACCTTCATCTTTTTTACGTTGAGCATTTAAAACATCCTCAATTGCTTGGTTATCAAAAGTATTTTGCGTACCTTCTACTCTAATATCAAGAAACGATTTAGCAAGATTAAACATTTGCTCCTCTTCTAATTCAACAGCTTTCATTTTATTCATTGCTTCTACTGTTAAAGGTAATTTTTCAACCATACCTCTAATTAATACTTGCAAATCTTCAAACGTATAACCCATATGACGCATTTTCAAATCTGCAAATTCATCTGTAGCTATAATTAAACCATTTTCACAAATCATTCTAAATAACCCTGCTGTAAATTGAAAGGCATTTTTACCATCATGAGAATTAGTAATTAATATTTGAGGATAAACTGTATCACCATCTTCCCCATTAATTACAACATCATCATTTCTAAATACCAGCATGTGTTTTTGAACACCCTGAGTATTTTTAGTTCTTGCTTTAACTTCCTTAGCATCAACTGGTTTCCAACCTAATAACTCCATATCATCAATCACTCTTTCCGTAGGAATATGTGTATATTTTTCTGATACTTCGCTTGAAGGTTTCATTGTGAAAATACTTGGAGCCATTTCACTTAACTCTTTCTTGCTTAAAAACTTACTACTTTCTAAATTTAACATATGACCTTTATTTAATTAATTATTATACGTGAATATAC